CAATGCTTGAGGGACTCAGAGATGTTTCGGTTGCTACAAACTTACAGCTATCCACTGAGCTTGATATCCCTGTATCTGCTGCCATCACTTGTATTAAGCCTTCTGGCACTGTTAGTCAGCTTGTTGATTCTGCCAGTGGCATTCACACGAGACATAGTAAATACTATATCCGCAGGGTACGAGGCGATAAGAAAGATCCTTTATCAACATTCATGACTGAGCAGGGTATACCGTCTGAGGACTGTGTGCTACGCCCTGAGTCTACTACTGTCTTTAGCTTTCCTAAGAAGTCACCAGACAATGCACTACTGCGTGATGACTTGACAGCGATACAACACTTAGACTTGTGGTTAATGTATCAGAAGCACTGGTGTGAGCATAAGCCTTCAGTCACTATCTCTGTTGAGGAGCATGAGTGGCCTGAGGTAGGCTCATGGATTTGGAAGAACTTTGATGACGTTAGTGGTGTTAGCTTCTTGCCCTACGATGGTGGGACATACAAACAAGCACCCTATGAAGAGTGCAGTGAGGAGGAGTATAAAGAACTGTTGCACAAGATGCCTAAGAGTATTGAGTGGGACAGTCTCATCGAGGTTGATGACAATGTGGAGGGAGTACAGACACTGGCTTGTACAGCAGGAGTGTGTGAGATTTAATCCTTCTTACTATTAATGAGATCAAACAGGGCGCGTACTTTCTCTTCTAACACTGAGATGCGCGCCCCAATTTCTGCCTTCCAAGTTATTGCTAGGAACAGTACTACTAATAACCCTGAGATGATCTCCCAGAAGTTGATGACAAAATTTTCCATTATTTTAATTTAAGTCCAGCATCTAAAACAGAGTCATCGTAATAACTCAATGATTCTTGTCCTCCCTCATGTCTTATAATTGCTCTTAGTAAAGCCTTTTTATCTAAACTTTTAGGAAAATTAGTTGATGTATCTATCTGCTGACTTCTTGCTAATGATTCTGCATAGTTTTGTAAATGAGGTTTTAATTTACCAGTTTGTTTAAAATAAGCCTGTTCTGATGGCTCAGAAGCGTATCTATTTACAAATTCTTCAAAGTTATTTGTAGCTTTAATATTAGCATTTACTACTTTATTTAAAGCACGAACTCCATACTCAGGTGTTTGAAAAGATTCAAAAGTTTTATCATTAGGATTGGATATACTTCCGTTCCAATCATTAGCCTTATTAATTTTTATGTTGCCAGGGTTATTGTTTCTTACGTTTCTGACTGAATCAGGATTAAACGCTAAAGCTCTTCTTGCTTCTACAACCGGATCAGGCTGTGAAATAACATTACCAAAATCATCATACTGTACTGGAGCGTTCTCTATTACGTCTGCACCATAGACAGGAGATGCAACTAAATCCATAATTTTCTCCACTATTCCTTGATCTTCTTCTACTGGTTTAGGTGCTTTATTTGCAAGCCTTTGTATTTCTAAATCCATCTCCTCTTGATCGTAACCAAGATTTTCTGCATCAGCTAAAGCTATATCTCTTTCTTGCTTTCGTTTAAGTTGTTCTTCTTCAACTCTTCTTTGACCTTGTTGACTCTTTACTTGTTTCTGTGCCTCTCTTGGTGTTAGTCCTGATGCTATAGCTCCTTGCATCATCATCTGTTCTATTCTAATCTTTTCTTCCGCAACATCACGAGCATTGTCAGCCCTTCTTGCTCTTACAGTTTGATCTCTAACATTACCAGGATTAGCTCTTGCATCCATATCACTGAGCATACCACCGATGCCATCAGCTATGAAAGTAAATGGGTTACCTTCTAAATTAGGAGCAACACCTGCACCAGTAATAAGAGAAGTGCCAGTATCTAGAACCACAGGATTACCATCCGATGCAAATATGTTTTTAAACATATTCTCAAGACCGCCTACAGCGTTATAATCTATAGTAGTCTGACTCTCTGGTTTTTTAACAAAAGTTCTTCCATAACCATCTATAACAAATTCTTTACCTGTTTCTGGATCTGTAACTGTAGTTACGCCATAATTATCAGTTGGCTGTTGATTAGCTAAAGTAGCAGCATCGAACAAACCCATACTAAAGCCATCTTCAGGTGTTGTACCCATGCCATACATACCTCTACCAGTAGATCGTCTATCAGTAGTTGATGTAGGAGTAGAACTATAGCTTGTAGCAGGTGCAGCAAGACCTAGACCATCACCAGACAACATACCTCTATTCATAATAGGTATCGTCTTGTCATATTCTCTTGGTTTATATGTGTAGTCTGTTCTTCTACTCATGTCATAGAATTCAGCAGGACCGCTTACAGTTCCTTGACCAGCCTGTGCTGCTATGTTGCTAGGAGTCAAGTAATCTATCTCAGCTCTTTTCTGTGCTGCTGTCTTTCCAGAACCTACTCCTGCACCTTTTAGTTTATTAACTAAATTACCTAACAGATCATCAAATGCACTAGCCATTATCTTTCTTCCTCTTCTAAGTCTCTACCTGCTATTCCTAAATAACTTGGTGTTGCTGATGGTAATACTTGTGCTGCTCTTTGTGTAACTCTTCTTGCTTGTCCTGTTAACTGTGCAGCTTCTCCGATTACTCTAGGAGATGCAGCAGCTAATGCTGGAATAGCACCTGGAGTTAATAGACCACCTACACCACCTGTTACAGCACCAAAGCCAACAGCACTTCCACCTAGTAACCTACCTGTCATGCCTCTTGGCATTAGAGATGACAACTCTTGACCTGCTATCTTGTTTAAGAGTGACGATCCTCCTAGCTCTTCTGCCAGTGTAGCTCTCTTACCGTAGTTAGTTTGTACGTTATCTCTCATAACAGATAATAACTTTCTTAATGCAGTATCAGGATTCTTACCTACACTTAGAACTTGCTTTAGCTCTTTCATCTTCTCAGAAGCCTCTGCGTATAGCTCCATAGTCTTACCATACTCAGGTGCTGATTTATTAATAACTTCTCTTATGGTGTTCTGTATTTCTCCTACCACAGTTTGTCTTTGACTGCCAGCAGGCTGATCCATTCTTACTTCGTTAATAGCTCTCTTTAATTCATCCATCTGAACTGGAGAGTTAAATCCACTTTCTTTTGCTTGATTAATCATTGACTCTACTCTTTTCAGAACTCTTGATGTTTTAGTATCAATAGATCCTGCTTTTTTCTTTGCTTGATTAAGAGCATAGTCTATCTTGTTATAACCTATCTTTACATCAGAAGCCTCTAAGTTCTTCATTCCTGAAACATAGGTTGCGTTCTTTTCTTGTCTTAACTTTTCTAAATTAGCCATAGCATCGTCTAGTATTAACTGAGGATCTGCACCCTTCATGTTGTCTCTAAACTCTTCTAATGCTTTACCACCTTCAAACCCTGCTTCATACGCTTGCTCAATAGACTTCTTACCTACACCAGATGTAAGAGCTAAAACAGGTGCTGCTACTTTTCCCGCTACTTTAGTTGTTCCTTTAGCTCCTACTTTTGCTGTAAGAGTTACTGGATCAATCAATGCGGCTTTCTCTGCTGCCTTCTTTAATGCAGGTGCTGCTTTAGCTAACTTAGAAGACTTAGTTGCTATCTTAGCTGCTATAGTAGAACCACCACTTAATAATCCAGCTAGATCAGCAGCAAACCCTGCTGAGTCTGTGGCTATGGTTTTCTTTATGTTCTCAAGACCACCATAACGATCAGCTATATATTCTCCAACAGCAGAAGCTAACGCTCTACTTTCTTCATCTTCTCCTATCAGTTGAACTACGCTTTCAGGGAGTACATTCTGTAGAATACCAGCACCAAGATCTAACACTGTTGAAGCAGTATCTATAGGATTAGTTACAGCTTCCCATATTCCAGACACTTCTCTACCAAGAGAAGGTAAGAAGCTCTCTACTGCTCCCTCTGCTACTTCTCCAGCAGTTAAAGGGTCTTGATCTTCTTGTGGCTCTTCTGTAACAGCTTCTGGCTCTGTTGCTGTTGACTGTCCTTGTTGAGCAGCATATAGCTCTTGAGCTTTAGCTAATACTTCTTCTTGTGATGCTCCTTCAGGACCAGTAACAACTAATTGTTTTCCATCTGGTGCTGTTACTTTATATTTAGCCATTATTCCTCCATTACCTCAATAGACCAATCTCCGCTAGATGTTGTAGTAGTCCCAGCTGCATCTGCTTGTCCCTCAAGACCAGACACTTTCCATCCTTGTTTTCTATGAACATCTACTTTTGTATTGTAAGCATCTCTAAGAATTCTAGCTTGAGTCTCTAAGTTTCGTTTAGCAATCTCTGAGTCCATTCCTGGAGTAACCATTGCTTTTAAGAATTCATTCTTTTCTGTCTCAGTCAAGGCTGAACCAAACAAATCATTTCTAACAGCGTTTACTTGTTCTTGATACTTCATCCACCAAGCAGTTAAGTCTCTATCAAATTCACTCATTGGTGCTGCTTTTGCTTGTAGTTTCTTTAGATCACCTATAGCATCAAATGTATATCCTGTAAATTTAGGATCAAATGTGCTAGATAGATTAGCATAAGTCTTTGCTACTTTAGCTTCTCCAAGAAAATCATCAAGCATTTTGCCAGTCATCTTATCACCAGCACCACCTTCAGCTTCTCTTTGTAATTTTAATAAGTCTGCTTTCTTTGTTTGAAGATCAATATCATCTAGTACCGCCTTTCTCTGAGCTTCTTGCATACCTATTGTTTTAGTTTTAGCTTGATCCATCAGTTGCATAGCTTCTCTTGGATAACCCATCTGACCTAGCTCTCCAGACATTTGAGCTAAGACTTGAGGATTAGACATATCTTGTCCTTGATACTTATCCATGATCTGCTTCATGACAGTAGCTCTTTCCATTTGAGGAGATGGAGACTCACCGAATAGTCTTGCTCTTCTAAGTTTCTCTCCTTGCCTTACTCCTGAACGAGCTAATCCTGCAAACATTCCAAGACCTTGACCAGCAGTAGATAGTCTGTCTCTGTAGTCTTGTCTTGCAAGTTCCTCTTGCTCTTGTCTTTTTTGGTATTCTAACTCTTCAGGAGTAGGTCCAAAAACATCTAAAACACTATTCGCCATAATTATTCCTTAATATGATCTTTGACCAAACACTAGATTAGGTGTTGACATACCTGATGAGTAAGGGACTGCTTGACCTCCTCCGAAACTACCACCACCAAAACCAGGAACTCCACCACTAAACAAACCACCTATTTTACCAATTCCTGTTTTAATTGCGCTACCTGCATCTGTAAGTAAATCTCCTTCAAACAAACCTTGCATCATTTCGTTCTTTCTTTCAGCAGCAGCAAGTTGTTGTCGAGCAGTTACTCCAGCACCAGCCTTGCCCATGTCAGCACCGAATTGCTGTCCTGTCATAGCTGTAGCACCTACATTAAGACCCATCTCTAATGGTTGTTGTGCAAGCTCTTCTAGTCTTGCTTGGTTAGCTAAGTAACTCTGGTATGGTGCTAGTGATCCCTGCATCATATCGTAACCAGTTCCCATTAGTCCAGCAGCCTTACCTAACTGCTGTGTTCCAAAACCTATCTGTTGCTGTGCAGCTTGTTCTGCTCCAGCAGCTAACTGTAAGTCTCTACGTCTACGAGCCTCAGCAAGTGCTTGTAGTTCTGGTTGACCACCAGTACCAACACTTAGACCACCTCGACCACGACCAAACACACCAGCAGCTAGTCTTTGTTCTTCTTCAATATCATAAGGACGTAAGGCATCCATCTGTTGTTGCATATAACGCTGTCTAGCTTCTTCTGGGGTATCAGCTAAATATTCCTGTCCTAGACTAAACAGTCCTTGCGCTGGTGCAGCATACTGTTGAGCAAACGGTACAGCTTGTTCAGCAGCAGTTAATCCTTGACCCATAAGAACACCAAGCCTACCTTGTTGCTCTTGTACGGATTCACTAGGTGTGTAACTAGCAGAAGTAACTGCTCCCGTAACAGGATCTGTTTCAAATTCAGATTGACCGTAAAGAGTTTTCATCGCAACAGGCTTGAAGAAACCTTGCTGTCCTAGTTGACGCATCCTAGCATCATACTGAGCAGCAGTCTCCCCTGCTTGCTTAGACATCTGTCTACCAGATATAGCACCACCTACCATAGATCCTATCTGTCCTCCGATGCCAGGAGCAATCATATTACCTACTATGGGTGCTGCTACTGATAATGCGTCTTTTAAAAACCCCATTTCTTTATCCTCTTTACCATTTATTTAACGGACATTCATTCTGTTCAAATTTAACTTTTAATTTAAGTACACAGCCACATTTGGTGCATACACCTAGTTTACTTTTTTCACAAGAATTACATACTTCTTTACGTCTGCTTTCTGTTTCTTTATCTGTGAGTTTAGGCATTATTACCATGATAACTTAGCCCCTCCATCTAAAGCATTACCACCGTTACCTGTACAGCTACCGCCTGATCCGCCTGTGCCGTATCCTGTACCATTAGTTAATCCTGGTGTTACAAAATCAGAACCACTATAGTAGTAGCCAGATCCAGCTCCTCCACCTGATCTTGTATACAAAACAGTTGAGCCTCTTTTAATTTCAGTTGCTGCTCCACTAGTACCTATTCTTTGTGGTGCTTGAAATGCCCAACAACAACCACCTATACCACCTGCACCTATAACCACTGTTAGTGTTTCTCCAGGCGTTACAGAAAAAGATTGAGCAGTTGTGTAAGCATTACCTGCATTACCAGGAACACCTGAGTGACAGTCACCTGAGTGATAACCAGATGGGCCACCGCCTCCTCCACCAGACATCTTATCTAAACTTAAACTAAAAATACCTTGAGGAACTACAAATGAGTAAGTACCTGCTGTAGTATATTCTTGAGTACCTGTGGGTGGAAATACTTGCTTCCAGACACCAGCATCATTCACATAAAGATTAGTAACTGTTTTCCAAGTACCTGCATCCTTAACATAAAGTTCATTAGGATCTTTGATAGTACCTGAATGTTTAACAGATAATCTCATGATGCAACTTTATACCAAATGTCACCATCAGAGCCACCACTAGGACTAGCAGTTGATATCGTTTTAGTTCCTGAGCCATTAGAGCCTACGGTAATACTGTTAACTGTAGTACCTGTAAGAGTACCTCCTGTTATAGCTACTGCGTTAGCGTCTTGAGTAGATAAAGTTCCAAGAGAACCTGTAGCATTTGTTACCGCAGTAGTTACAAAAGCTGTACTAGCAATCTGTGTGCTATTAGTTCCTGCAGAAGCTGTAGGTGCTGAAGGTACTCCAGTTAAAGTAGGACCGTCAAGATCTGCTTTAGAATTAACAGCAGCTTCAACAGCAATAAGTTCTGCATCTACTTCGGATCCTTTAATAAGTTTACCTGGATCTCCAGAAGTTAATCCATCTTTAGTTGTAAAATTTGTAGATTTACTATACGATGACATTCTTATTCCTTAAATTGTTTTTCCTGCTTTAACATAAACATCTATCTTTTGTATTGATAAAGGATTCTGATTAATGTCTGCTTCAAATCCTAGTTGAATAATAGAACCAGAACCTGCTAAGTTAGACTTAACTTCTTCTAATGCAAGACCGTTTGTATACTCACCGATACTATATTCATCAATGTTGTATTCAGTAACAGTACCTGCCTTTAATGTTTTTCTTATGTCTCGATAAGAACTAACATAATCAAATCCATATTTAATAACTACGTTCTGACCAATACCACCAACAACTGTAAAGTTTCCTTTCTTTAAAAACTTTAATGTTGTAGGACTACCTAAATCAAAATGATTAGTAAAGTATTTCATTTTATAGGTTTCTGTGTCATCTAAATGACCATTGTATTTACCCAAGTAACCTTCTTTACCTAGAAGAAGATCGCCTGTATAAGTGACATGTAGGGCGGTGGGTTCAATGCTATCCCAGATAGTAACCCTTGCTGCACCATTCTGTAGTCTACCTCGCAAATCAAAACAAAATACATACTTAGATAAAGGCAGTGTTAAAATATAAAAAGCATCTTTAGGATAGTAAGCTGCTTTAATCTTTATTGTGTTAGTACCTTGAGATTCTACAAAAGATACTAAGTCATCTCTGACATTAAACGATATGTCGTTTATAGGTGCTGACTTTTCTTGAATAACACGAGCAATACTTCTAACACCTGTGTCAGACAAGAACATAACATCCGTACCTGTATTAACAATACTGTCTCTAGCAATACATCCTACGTTAGCTACTAAATCTACTAACTCTAATCGAGTAACATCAATAGGGTTAGCGTAAATAGCAATGTTTCTTCTACCAAATATAATTAAGAAACCGTTGTGTGCTGCTAGTCCTACTATCTCGTCTCCGTTAGGAAACACATCAATCAATGATAAGTAACCTGAGTCACCTGTTGCAAGATTAGTACCATCTAGTAACGCACTAAAGTAAAGTGTTTGTTCGTCGTTAACAATGTCAGCCCACCATGTTCTACCATATGCGCCTATAACTACATTAGGCTTAAAATCACTAGGAGAAGCGTAGGTGGTAGGTACTGAGCCAGCATCGCTAAGTAAGTTAAAACCATAAGCACCTGTGTGTGCATGACTAGCTCCCAGTTTGTGGTAGACTAACGGTAAATGTCCTGCTTGTGCTAAGTAAGCATGAGGACTAATATCCGGTCCTTCACCGAACACAATACTAGCACCCATCCAATCGTTACCTGTGATGCTGTATGCTGTTGTACCTGTCCCTGCTGCATTAGATACTGTAGTATTAACTGCTGTTACTAATGTACTTGCTCCACTAGCTCTGGTAAGTATTTTATTATTACCAGCACATAGCGTTACATCTGTCTCAGGTATGTTATAAATAAACTCGATATCATTAGTACCTAGATCAGAGTTAGTAGAGCTGTTTACTTTCTGCCAGCCTCGTCTAGCACCTATACGACCAAACTTATCTATGACACAGTTGTATGCTTCTAGTGCATAGCCTGATGCAAGATCAACACTGCTCTCTTGTGTGTTAATACCAAGAAAGCCTGGTGCTGATATTGTCGATGATTGTAATCTACCAGCCATTAGACTTGATGCCAAACATATTCGTCACTGTATCTGCCGTTCTCAATAGCTATATGATCTGCTAAAGACGCATCAGCTAGTGCAGTGGCTTCTTGTGCAGCTAACCCACCATCCTCACCTCGTTCTGCTACACCCATAGCGTAAGCATATTTAAGTACAGGCTCTGAAGGAACTTTAAGTACATCTGCTCCAGCACTTAGAGGTTCTTGTGGTTTATAAATGTTAAAGAACACATTGTAAACCCCATCAGGAATAGGAAAGATATCCACTTGAGTGTCGTTATTAGCATCAACACCATTAAAGTTATAGTAGTATGGAGAACCTTTTTGTGGTGACTGATTAAGAAACAAATTATTCATCTGACTAAAAGGCATATACTCTAAGAAAAAATTGTCCTCACTATTAATAACATCAATGACTTTAAATCGTTGTCCTGATCCTGTCATAACATAGTTAAACAAATCATCAGCAGTAGTAACCGTCAACGTTTCAGACAAAGCATTCCACTGATACGAATCTTCTACTATTCTTTTAGCATCGTTAACAAACTTACCGATAAGTTTAGAGTACGGAGTATCTGTTGTAGCAGTTACCTCGTCTTCTCTCAGTCTTATTAGTACGTCATTAACTAAATCTAGGTAGTTCATTATCTAAACCTTTTGGTTTTCTTGCTATTAGGTATTACTTCTTTTTCTTTACTGGTTTCTTTTTCTTCATTGGTTTACCGTATCCGTATCCTGGCATATCTATCTCCTATGAGTGAAATTGTGTTGCTAATGATGGTTTTAATTCCATAGTTACTATGTAAGTAATCGTGCTTGATGTGCCACTATTTTTAACACGAATTACATCGTTCTCTTTTAAATCTATCTGTAAGTCTTTTAACAACAAATACTCACCATTAGTTGCTTGTAATGTCTTAGCATGGGCTAACGGATACTCTGTTGTTGTGTGACTGTCATACCAGTACAAGTCTGCATCCTCATTACCAGCAGTAGCTAAGATATAAATCATATGTATCTCAGCAGTGTTCTTTGCTGGAACAGTATACATATCAACCTTTGCGCTATCGTTTGTTCTTGTTTTTACGGCTGTTACGCTTCTTGCCATGAATTATTCTTTCTATTGAGTTGACAAACCCTGCCCAGATCTCTTGTGGGCTAGGAAGTAACCACCCTAATACCAACAACAATAAGTACCACATCGGTACATTAGTATTATTTTGCACTAGGCTATCTACTTTAGATGTGTTAATGCTGGTGTCATTTTCTTTCTGACTAACATTAACATTCTCACCTTCGATCTTGGTGTTGTCTTGTTGACCTACTACCTGCTGTGTATTCTCTTTACCTACTTGAGCATTAGCATTAACATTAGTACCAGATTTACCTGGCATTATAGCTTTAGCAATACCTAAAGCCGTACATCCTTGTAAAAGAAGCATAACACAAATAGCAACAAAAAACTTACTTATTTTCATCTGTTCATAATTAAATCTACTAGCCACCCAAAGGAAGCACCTAGTATTAACAGCAGTACACCAGCACCTTTCCATTTAGTCACTAGCTCAGTCATTCCTTGAACGTCTATACGCAACTGTTCCATCTGACGCTGTAAAGATTCTACCTGTGCTTCTAGCCTACCTATCTGTTGGTTTAGGTCTTCCATTATTTAGCTTTCTTAGGTTTTTTCTTAGCAGTACGTTTAGCTCTTTTAAAATCAGCAGCAGTAGGTGCGCCTTTGTCTCCAGGTTTTCTCATCTTTCTTCCGCTTTTACGTTTAGCGTGTATTCTGTCGTATAATCCGATAGCCATTACCACTTCTCCTTATTAGCCCAATATGCTGCTGACATCTTACCTTTAGATATATTCTTAGCGTGTCTAGCTTTGAATGATTTACGTCTAGCCTTCTCTGATGCTGTTTTAGGAGACTTACCTGCACCTGATACACCTTGCTGACCAAACCTTATAGTCTTAACTTTGTCACCCTCTTTAGCCACAACAACATGAGACTTCTTAGGATGATTAGGTGTACGTTTAGGTTTGTTATAACCTGATACTCCTGCTCTTTCTAGTCTACTGTCCTTCTTCACTCTTAGCCTCCAGTAACTTTACTCTAACGTGTAAGTCTGCGAATCTTTGAAATATCTCTTCTTTTAACTCATGTCTTGCAAAAGCATTACCAGG